TTTTGTTTTAAAGTGTTAGACACAGCTTCTGTTAATTTACCCTGAGTATCATAAGACAATATTTCAATCTTAATTTTATTATCTTCTTCAGTAATTGCAGCCTTAGCAGGTGCACCATATCTACTAGGCATAGTCCTAACTAATGAATTATAATCATTAACCGTAACCGCTCTTTTTTGAGCCGCAAAGCTAAATGACACCATATTTCTAACTTCTTCTGTTGTAGGTAAGTTTCCGCCACCAATAGCGGCCGTAACATTAGTCGTCCTTAAACTTTCAATAACATTTTGATTTATATTAGTTGATGGTCCATTGACATCAAAATATGTTGTACCAAACTGAGTTATTACGTCTACTCCAACATTAGAGGCTTTACCCCCACCTATTCGATACTGTACAAATAACGTTGTATTTGCTTTTACGGTTAAACCTAAACCTATATTATTTTGGTAGTCTTGTATTCTTAAAGGAATACCTGTTCTTGTAAACTCTTGTAGTTGTTCTTCAGGTGTTGTAGTTCCTCCACCAAAATTTATTTTACAATACCCTTCAGGTGTATATTCAGATACAAATCTATTTTCAGTTTCAATATATTTTCCCACTTTCAGTCCAGGTCTATCTGCAGGTTTTGTAGGGTCTTCCACAAAAATCTTAGATTCCGCTAAGGCGTCTACTTCATACCACTTATTAGGTGCATTTATGAATTCATCATATGTCGGAGGAGATTGATAGTTAACACCATCTTTTTGTATAATTGAGGTTATACTAACAACATTTTTTTCGGGTAAGAAAAACTCAAAAAATGGTCTTACGTCATTATTATTTATTACTTTTTTAAATGTTTTTGTTAAACCGTTAACTACAACTTCTCTTTTTGTCATCGTGTAATTAACTAATCTATTGTTAGAATCGAAATTAGGAATTTTTGTACGGTTAGGGTAACCTTCACTATTATACTGAGAACTGAAATCAATGTCGTTAGGATTTTCAAAAACTTGACCGGCACCAATAAATTGTGAACCCGCTCTCATAACACCTAAATACCTTTCATCTTCTTGGTCACCTAATGCGGGTACCGTAATTGAAACATCCACTAACGCAATAGAGGGTCTATTTCCAGGAATCTTCAAACCGTAAGTTCGTGCAATATTATAAATTGATGACTTTTGTTGTGCGTACTGTAAAACCGTTTCCTGAATACTCCTGTCCATATGATAATGTAAATTATCACCAATAGCAGCATTAAGGTCCATAAACACCGAATATATCGACGCATCATTAAAGTTACCTATTAAATCAGGATAATACTGTTGTGTATAATTTATCAGTTCCTGTCTTAAGGATTGAAAGTCTCTGTCTGTGTATGAAATTTTACGGTTAGCCATATACTATTAAATATTAATAATCACGAAATCTTTTGATGAAAAAGTACCATTAACTATAGTATAGTCAATCCTAAGTTTAGCAGTATACTCCACGGCACTATCACTAGCTACCCTGAATACTTGTCCTCCTAATTCATCATAATTTATTTCACCAGGTAATGGTTCTGCTTCAACGTATGGTTCAATATTAATGTCATTTATTTGTAAATTAGGTATAAATTTATCTACCGCTTGTCTTACATCCGCCTTGATTGCATCAAATGTTGGTCCATCCATTGGTTCGAAAATAAACTCATAGATTCGAGTACCAAAGTCAGGTAAATAATACCTACTACCCTTTCTTGTTAGTATTAAATGCAGTAAGTCTGCCCTGATTTCCTCATCAGAAGATTGAGTTAATCTTAGGTAGTCTCCCTGTAAACTATCTCTAAAAGGAAAAAATACTCCGTATGTTTTACCATCTGCCATATTTCATAAATATAAACACAGATTATTTTATCTGTATATAAACTAAAAAAGGTTAGACGAATCTAACCTTTTATAATAGTGTTTTAGTTTTTGTGTAATTATTTAACCCTCACAAGCAATACATTGTAAGTCATTAAGATTTAATTTCTTTCTCGCAAATGCCTGTGCCGAGTTCATTGAATGTTGATAGTACAGTGTTTTCACTCCAAGTTTCCATGAATCAATAAGTAACTTATTAACATCTTTGGTTGGCATCTCAGGTGATACCATTAGGTTTAAAGATTGTGATTGGTCAATATAATCTTGTCTAACCGCAGCTTGATTAATAATGGATGACTGATTAATTTCTGCAAATGTTCTAAAGATATCTTTTTGTTCATCATTTAAGAAATCTAAATGTTGTACTGAACCATCTTGTTTTTTAATACTATCCCAAACTTTTTTAGTATCTTGACCTAATTCTATTAGTAACTCTTTTAGTACAGGATTCTTAATTGTTACTTTTAATTTAGCCACATCTTTAACATAACAATTGGACCAAATAGGTTCAATTGACTGTGACACTTGTCCAAGTATAAAAGCTGATGACGTTGTAGGTGCAACTGCATTTAATGTAACGTTTCTTCTACCGTAACCTTTTAAGTATTCAGGTTCCCCAAAAATATTTGCCAGTTCCTCAGAAGCTTCATAAGATTTATCTTTGATGAATTTAAAAACTTCAACATTAAGTTTTGCAGTCTCTCTAGTGTCAAACGCAAGACCCTTTGATTGTAACAATGAATGCCAACCTAACACACCTAAACCTAATGCTCTTTGTCTTTTAGCGAAGTTGTAAGCCTTTTCCATGTATAAAAATGCCATTTTACCTTCTCTCGTACCATTATCTCTAAGTTGTTCTAATTTGTTACAGTATTCAGTAACAACCGCGTCTAAGAAATAGACCATAGTTTGAACCGCGTCAGTATCTTTCCACTCGTCATAGTATAATACATTCATAGAGGATAAAACACAAACAAAAGACTCATCATCAGAGTTATGTAATGCAATTTCAGAACAAAGATTGGAATTATAAATCTTAGCACCCTTATCTCTATAAACTTCAGGTGAGTTATTATTCATGGTATCAGTAAACATAATATAAGGGTAACCAATCTCACCTCTTCTTTGAATTACTTTCGCCCATATTTTTCTTTTCTCATCATCACCCGCTATCATTTCTTCCATAAAATTATCAGTTACGGTAACTGCGTGTGTTAAATCTTGGATTGGAAATCCTTCAGTACCAATTTCAAGAAACTCCATAATATCTGGATGCTCTACAGGTAGATAAGGTGAAAATCTTCCTCTACGTGTTGAACCTTGAGAAATGTTATCAACCACACTTTGAAATAAATTCATGAAGTGTACCGCTCCTGGTGCGTGTCCGTTGTCTGTAATCTCAGCACCTCTTCCTCTAATATTACCAAAGTAACCAGAGGTACCTCCACCCATTTTACTCATTTCACCAACCTCTGCTTGTGTGTACAAGATTGATTCAATATTATCACTTATGTTAGAACCGAAACAACTTACCGGTAATCCTCTTTTTTTACCAAAATTAGCCCATACAGGCGATGATAATGAATACCATCCTTTACCCATATAGTTGTAGAATTTTTCCGCAAATCCTTCAATACCTAAAAGTTTTTCAGCGTGTTCCGCTATTGTTTTTATTCTATCTAAAGGTTCTTCACCTTCACTTAAATAACCTCTACGAAGAAACGTCACCGACTCCTCATTAATCCAATCAAAAGGTTTTCTATTTTTCATATTATTTTTTTATTATTATTCGTGTATATTTTTTTTAAAATAAATCGTTAGATGTGATTGATTTAGATTTTTTACTATAATTTATACTTCTTTTATTAAAGAAATCAGTATGTTTTGTAGTTAAAATTTCATCATCAAACCACTCTGTAGTTTCTAACAAAGTATCGTTAATTTCAAAGATATTATCAAGTCCGATAGAATTTAATGATACGTTAAATCTGTGTTTAATAAATTCCATAGTTTGACTTTTTGTTAAGAAATCCAAATCTCCCTTCTCAAAAATCCAATCAACTATTTCAGTCTCAGCCTCATAAGCTTCTTTAGTAGCAATAACTAAATCATCTACCAATTGTTCTGTCCACCATTCAGGATTTTCTTTTTTAATTAAATTAACTAATTCAAAACCAAATTCTGCGTGAATATTTTCTTCTTTAGATGTTGCCTCAACTGCATTACTAATACCTTTTAACTTATTCTTATGTTTGTTGAATGACATAATCACTAAGAACTGTGAAAATAAAGACACATTTTCAACGAACATCGAAAATAATACGACCGATTCAAAATATTCTTTATTATCAACCGATTTCGATGTAGATATTGCCTTTTCTAAGTATTTAATTCTTCTTCTTACTTGTGGTACTTCTAATAGGTTTTCAAACTCGTTATTAAGTCCTAATAGTTGAATCAAATGAGAATACGCATCAGCGTGTCTAACTTCAGATTCCGCAAAAGTTGCTCCAACATTTCCAATTTCAGGTTTTGGCATCCTTTTGTAAATGTCACCCCAAAATGACTTAACCGCCACTTCTATTTGGGAAATCGCTAACATAGCTCTCTCCACTGCAGACTTTTCTTTTTCATTCAGGTGTACCTTGTAATCTTGTATGTCAGATGTAAAATTAAATTCTGTATGTACCCAGTATGAATGTCTGATAGCATCCACATATTCATTCAAATTAGGATACTCATAAGGTTTAAGATTAACTCTCTTTGAGAATATGTTAGGTTGGTTTTTTGAACGGTAGATAATGTACTCCTTAGCAACATCATTTAATCCGTTATCCATTAGTTTGTTTTCAACCATATCATGAATCTCATCCACATTTGGCACTCTATCTTTATTACCTCTAAAAAGTGCCTTAGTTGTTAATCTGGCTATTTTTTCAGCCATCTCATTATCCACTTTAGAGATACTTTTCATCGCGTTTAATATTGCGGTTTCAATCTTATCCGACTTGAAAACGACTTTATCTCCGCTTCTTTTAATTACATAACGTATGTCTTTACTTACAGTATTAATTAGATTATCCATCCTTGCTAATTTTTAAAATGTTTTATTGTTTACTTTCCCTTTGTTTTCTTTTTTCAAGTAGTTCTTGAATACGTACTTTGTTCTTCTCTTCTTTTTGTTCTTCTAAACCTAAGAATGTGACACTTGAGTCCGTATCAATCTCTAACATTTCGTTATCGAATTTACAATTTTCAAATACAATACCGTCTTTACCAATTCTTGACTTAGTAATCGCTATTGTTGCTAAATTCATTTCTTTCTGTTGTAGGGATTTTGCAACAGAAATAATAACGTGACCTACCTGAGCTTTCTTTATTGAACCCCCCATTTGGTCTGTTGTTACAACTTCAGAAGATATAGAGGACCTATTACCTTGAGTGGCGGTCCATCCTGCAATATCTAACTCATGACACATGGATTCAAATCCTCTCATTACTGAACCTTCACTTTTCCATTCGTCCCCTAAATTTTTATCGGGAACAATACAATCAATATAATCTACAACTACCATGTCTATTTTAGTACCCTCAGCCATCATTTTACGAATCTGATTTTTAATTTGATTCATAGTTAATGTGTCAGAAGGTAACTTCTTTAAAATAAGTCTGTTAGGTGCGTTTTCTTTAATTTGTTTGACTTTTTGTAAAACTTCTTCCTTATGTAGAGATAAATTATCAGGTGCAATTTTAGTCCACATAGTAAAGTGTTTTCTTTGTATAATCTTAGGATTATCTTCGAAAAATATCTGTAAAACATTATAACCTAAGTTAAACGCATTATTAGTTATTTTACTAAGTACAGTTGTTTTACCAACACCTGTAGGTGCAAGTATAACACCGATTTCTCCTTTAGCTAATCCACCTTTTAGTAGATTATCAATACCAGGTATACCAATCGGTATTGGATGTCTAAAATCATCATCCAAAACTTCATCTAAATTAAAGAATACATCTGCAGTTCCTGTGTCAACCTCACCAACCTGTAAAGCTTCTCTAACCATCTCTTCAAGATAGTCATACGATTCAAAATCACCTTTATCGATAATTTTTTGAGCTTTAGTCATTACTTTCTGTAATTCTTGTTGCTTACAGAACTTTAATGACTTTTCTTGGACATATTGATGTCCATCGATTGGTGTCTCACTAACTTGATTAATCATATCTAAGACCATTTTTTGAGCCATAGGTGATGATACCTCAGATTTAGTAATTTGTTCAAGAGTGGAGAACGAAGGAGCGTGTTCGTATTTGTGATAATACTCCTTTGTCATCTGCATGATTAACTTAAAATATTGATTGTCAAAATATTTTGGTTCAAGTACGTCTACAATAGAAGCCGCAAAATCCTTATATAGAATAACGTTATTAAGTAGCTGTAATTGAAATGTGTTACCGAGGTATCCAAAATTTTTTTCTTTTGACATATTTTATTGAGTTTTAATCTTCTTTGTAGAATATAAATATGGTTAAACTAGTTGATAATCCATGTACTTGTGAGTTAATTTTTCTCTAGAGAAAATGTCAGTCAAATCACGAAGTAACTTTTTTAGGTGTGGGCGTACATCCACAGTGTATCTTGTCTTAGGTGGGTACATTTTAGCGTCCCAAATTCTATGACAAATTGTCTCATCTCCAATCTTAATAAAGATGTTAAAATACTCAGGTCCTTCGGTATTTGAAGTCTCTAAAATGTCTGGATTAGACATAATTTGTTGTGCGTTTTCAGTCATATAGTCAGAAGCTTTAACTTTTAAATCCTCTTGGATTTTTTCAGCAACATCTCTAATTAGACTGTAGAGTTCAACACTTTTTCTCGCCTTGGGATTATACCCCTTAACATTGAAGTATCTCTGTACTACGAAGTTGTCGTTTAGCGTCATCAAGAACTCCAATTTTGTTGTTTCTATTTTTTCTTTCATAATAAACGTTTTTTTGTTTTAAATCTTCTTTTTTCTTTTCTTGTTAATTTCATAAAAGGGGTTAAAAATTCAACCCATGCGTTGTCGTGTTTAGGTAAATATTTAAAAATTCCATCACTCATCATCATTCTCATAAGATTCTTATATCCTCTACCATCAGGGTCTAAATTTTCCGTATGATATTGTTCAATAATTTCTTTTGATTCATCAGTTAATAATGGTTGGGACAAATCTACGAGTTTTTTATTAATTACAAAAAATTCTTCACCATAAATTCCTTTTTTTGTTTTACCTGAAAGTAGGTTTTGTAATGCTCGATTGTCTTTATCATTTTTGTGTAGTTCCTCTGCACGTTTTAAAATATCGTCAATAGTAACCACACTATCAACTATTTCGGGAAATAACTTAACAAATGTTTTTTCTCCCATATATCTAATACCATCAATATTATCTGACTTATCTCCTGAAATAATTTTAAACGTAGATATGTTTTGATGAGGTATTGAGATGTCTTTTAAAGGTACCATATCTCCATTTTTAAGGGTTCTTTTCTTCATGGGTTGGTACACTTCCACTTTATCTGAGATAAGTTGTGTAAGGTCTTTATCTGAGGAAAAAATAGTTTTATATTCATCTTCAGATACGTGACAGTAATGCGCAATTAAATCATCACTCTCAGTATTCTTTACTGATACCTGTCGTATAAACATTTCCTCCAAATAAGCTTTAACCCTTTGAACTTGCCATTCAAAGGATTCTTTTTTAGCATCATTTAAGGTTTGTTTTCTGTTTTGTTTGTAGTCGGGAGATATGAGTCTCCTTTGGGAGGAGTTGTTTTCTCCATCCCAAAAGACAATTACTTTGTCATAATTGTACTCATTTAAGAATCTTTTGATTGTATTAACGAAATGATATATACCTCCAATATGTTTTCCTTCGTGGTAGAAATCTCTAACCCCGTGAAAACCTATTTTAAATAAATTATTTCCGTCAACTAATAATGTTTTAACCACTTTATCTGTGTTAAATTGTTACACTTCTTTTTCTTCTTCTAACCTGAAGTCACCTTCAGTTCCTATTACTTCTTTCCAATATGTAGATTGTTCTCCTTTGTACTTCTCGATTGATTTCTTTTCTTCGGTACTATCTTTTCCCGCTAAAAAACCATGAGGAGTAACAATAATTCTTCCATCCGCATAACCTAATCCATTTATATGATTTTTCATCACAGAAATTTTAGTTCGTGATGCGAATTTAACTTTTCTCTTATCTTTAACTGCGGATATATTGGTAGTACCCGCATTTTTCTGATTACCAAATAAAAATACTAATGATGAGTTTAACCATATCGATTCCCCTCCTTTAGCTTTAATTTTTGGTTGACCAAATGGGTTATCTGGTAATTCTACCCACGGTTGATTTACAATTACTAACGTATTCTCATATTTAGAATCCGCCTTTCTCGAACCCGATATTCTTTGGTTAATTCCCATACCGATTTTGTCTGCCAAAGTAGAGGCGTTATGTTGTTTTCCTCCTTTACCATCAAATGTCATTTTACACGGCACTGAACCTACAGAATCCCATAAAAATAACAAATCGTATTCTAACTCACCTTTTGATTGTGCATCTAATAACTCATTAATATAATCTGTGATTTGTTCAATGTAGTTAAAATTATTATTAAAAATAAAAAATCCATCCCAATCTAACTCTCCTGTTTCTTCATCAACTACTTCTTCACACTCAAAACCCATGAGTTGTGCGTGCTCAAAAGACCATTTTTGTTCTGTAATAATAAACACAGGAAGTATACCCTTTTTCTGAGCGTCTACCGCAGCCTTTACTAACGCTGTAGTTTTACCTGTATCTGAGTGACCTAGAAACATGTTTAAGTGTCCTATCGCGGGACCCGGAACTCCAACCGCATCTAAAAAGTTTTCACCCAAATCTAAAAATCTTTGTGGTTTATACTTTGCAGACGTAGAGAACTTTTTCTTTATACTACTAAAATCTTTTTTCTTTATTGCCATATTTTTTCTAAGATAATGATGGTAACGACACGAATGTCGTTACCATCGATTGGTTATTCTATTAAAATGGTAAGTCAGTGTCAACTCCCATACTTGATTGTGGGTCTTTTGTTTCCTCAACTTTTTCAGTTGCACCTCCTCCAAGTGTCACCTCAGAATCTTCACCGTATACATACTTTTTAAGTTCTGTATCCCATACAGGTGTCTCTCCTCTTGCGATAGCTTCTAAGTACTCTACAGGTTTTTGTGCGTATACATCTTGCCAAGTTAACTCATCTTCCATCCACTCTTTCATTTGAGTAGTGTCTTCATGAATAACACATGGGTCATCATACATAACTGTCTGAACTACAGTATACTCAATACCTTTAGGTGTTTTTGCCTTTGAAAGTTCAATAATTAAATCTCTACCTTCATTAGCATCAGTAATGTCTCCCTTTGCCTTCCAAATTGGAATGATTTTATCTAAGATACCTTCTTGTTTGTAATTATCTTTAAATCTCCAAAATTTAGGTCCGTGGTCTTCATTGTCTCTATCTACAAGTTTAACAATGTAGAATTTACGTGGTCTATATTGTCTCGCCAATTCTTTATCAGAATCTTTACCTGTTGACATTAATTCCTCATAAACCTCAGTAAGTGGTGAACGTTCTCCATCATTTTTACCTGGGTCATACAGTTTAGTCCA